CGCACTTTCATCAGTAGCGAACGAAACTTCATACGAGTCTACAATATTTTTTTCTCCGCCCTTAAAGTCAAATACTTCATAAGAGTAAGCGCCTTCGCCCTGACCCTGCCACAGACTGCTCCACAAAAGATAGTACTCGCCGTCTTTGGTTACGAGAGAAAGCTGTCCGTTACCTATATGTGTAACCGCAAATTCCTGTTCATACAGTTCGCTGTCTCCGTCATCCACCCGTATTTTCACCGTTCTCGCATTATTCTCTACCAGCTTTTCCAGTCTTTCCGGACTGTCATTTTCCATGCCGCAAAGATATATTTTTATACTTTCTTCTCTGCCGTCCTTTGTCAAATCAGCCGTGTATTCCTGTATAAATATGTCTTCAAACCTGCTGGTATCCACCGCCGGCAGTTCATTATATACCGATGAATAATACCAAGAATTTATCTTTTCCAAATCTACATCATACTTCTTGCTCTTATAATCCTGTATGCTGTCAAGCCAGTAGTTAATCTCGACCTTATTCTCGTCCGGCAGATAATAGCAGCTTTCACTCCCTACGCCATAGTTATCATATTCTTCATCCAGCAGAGCATCAGCAAAGCCTTGCATTACCTGCATTCCGGTGCGGTAGTATACCACTGTTTCCATTGCGCCGTCCGCAAAGTATGTGACATTACATATAAGCTCATTCATGCCGTCTCCGTCAAAGTCTACTATGTATCCCTCGTCCGGTCCGTTTCCCCAGCCGTTTCCAAGTATAACCGGCGTACCGTCTGCTATGCCAAAGTAATATGTCACATTCCAATATTCCACCGTAAAGTTCAACATAAATGACTGAAAGTTCATTATGTCATCACATTCCCTGAGGATAAACTCCGAATTTACCAGTTCATCACTTTGCACATCTTCCAAATCTGTGGCATACTCATTGCAGCCATAGCCAAGGACAAGCTGTGGGCACTCTGCATTTTCCTTTTCTCTGACCTCCAATGTATATCCATATATCTCGCCCGAAAAAAAGACCTTCAACGCCTCAGTATCATTCTCAGATGTATCTGTCTCAGATATGGTTTCAGATGTAGTTTCAGTCAAAGTGTCTGCTGTATCTGCATTTGATAAGCCGTCCTCTGCCGCCGTATTTTTGCCGCATGATGAGAGTGCAAGCATCGCTGCTGCAATCAAAACAATGTATTTTGCTCTATTACCGTACATAGGGTGCGCCTCCGAATATTTTATATAATAATATTACATCTCGCCTGCCAGGATTTCCAGCATTTCCTCCCTGCTGTTATAATGCATATTCATAATATTGACAGGTTGTTTTTCTGAAACAGAGGCAATTTTTTCATAAAATTCTTCGTGTGTGACATTCACGCCGTCCACATAGTAATTTTGCAGGGGGCTGGCATTACTGTCCACTCTTATTTTACCCGACGATGTCCTTGAGGCTCTGGCGTTCACTGTCAAAAAGCACTCAACTCCCGCACCGTTTGTGAGATGATAATACTCTTCACCCCAGTCAGTTCCGTTAGTATAATATATCTGGATGATATTTTCCTTTTCATAGTACGAATAATACCTACTGTAAAAATTATAAGTCATGTCCTCGCCGGCATAGATTTCACCGTCCTTATATGTACAGATGACGAAGAAATTATTCCTTTTATCCATAATCAGCTCCGGCACATCATCCTCATCAATATATATAAGCGCATACCTGTCATAATCTTCGTCCGTATATTCACTCAGCATATCACTGTAGGTATATATCGCAGCCTCATAATCATCAGCATATTTCCACTCCACTCTTTCCTCAGGATAGCAGCTCAGCCCGTCATCAGAAAGATAGATTGTCTTTCCTGTGCTGTCCGCCTCGCTCAGCACAGTCGCCGTGCTCCTCATCAGTTCAATCGTCGAATTGTCAAAGGCACTTTTCCTATCCTGAAGCTGTTTCCAGTAGCTTTCTGTAGCCTGGTTTGCATCCTCCGGGCTGTCATACATATCTGTTGTAGCTTTGCGTATAAACTGCAAATTTTTTTCTTAGATAATACAAAAACTACTTTATTTAGATTATTTGTGAAAAGGCACTTGAACGCTTTTTTTAATGCCATTCAAGTGCCTTTATAACTCAATGTTTTCTTTTTTTAGCTGTAGAATACTGCCTGTAAACTGTTATAGCCTGCTATGCCATCTGCAGTAAGATTGAGTTTCTTCTGCAGCTCAATAGTCTCTACTCTGGCAGTTTTGCCATACAGTCCATCAATTGGCTGACTATGTCCGAGTATCTCATTACATCTGCGCTGCCACCATTTAACTACACTTCCGGTTGAGCTGGTCTTATATGTAAGTCCTACCTTTTTAGCTTTAAGACTTATCTGTTTTCGCACATACTGAGTATTAGTGCCGTCTATACCGTCCTCAACCAGCTTGTTACCGTTTGCATCTTTGTAGCCGTCTGCATTTGCAGCCGCTTGGAAGTCACGAATATTAATATTGCAGGTATCTTCTCTGTCTGCTTTTACAGTAGCTGCGGAAAAATCCGTGTAGAAACGGTTTATATCTACTTTTCCACTGACTCCATCCATAACACCAGAAGCTGTGTACTGCCAGATATCTGTAGTATCCGTTTCTCCATCTGTAAGCTTGTTGGTGTACCTTGCATACCAGACATACACGGTCCCAAGTACTGCGGTTATCTTGTCCATGTCGAAGTAGTTTTTAAGGTAATCTTTGTTGGTGTAGATTACCGGTATATGTCCTGCTTCCTTTACCGTTTTTAAGAACGCAATTGACATGTCCGTGGCAAGCTGCTTCGTGATGCTTATACCGTTCTTGCGGGCATAATTTACACTGTCATACTCAAAGTCAAAGACAATCGGGCAGTTGATTTTCCAGTATTTAACAGCCTGTGCAATAGCATATGCCGCTTCTGCTGTTGCCATATCAGCTGTATATGCATAAGAAAACCAATATAACATTACAGGCACATTCAGACTGTAGCATGCCTGTGCGTTTACTATGAATTTTTGATCGATATTATTTTTTCCGTAGCCTATCCGGAGTGTGACACGCCCATATCCTGCATCTCTTATCCGCTTAATATTGACATTGCCATTATGATAAGACAGGTCAGGTCCTTCATATAATAATGTTTTACTCATGCTGCTCCTTCCCACTGCCGTTCAACTTTCCATCGTCAAGCAAATCTTTAATTGAATGAAACCAGATTTCAACTACTCTTTCCAACATTTCGTCAGTTATAAAAATCTTAGTCCACTCCGGCAACAGTCCTCTTGCCTGCTGTATTACATACTTCATTTTTTGCTGCCCTGAACCAGTTTCCAGATATGTATGCTCCGCCTTCAGGAACAGCTGATAAACATCTGCTCTGATGTCCTCCAGCGTTTTCTCCTTAAGGTACAGATAAGTACACAGAGTTATTCCTATAATTGCAATAACACTTAATACAAAAATAACAATCGTATTGATACTCATGCTAATTCCCCTCCTACATATTTATAGCTTCTGTTAATTCAATTTTTTCTTTCTCCGTCAGTCGTCCATAATCATCTAAAATGTTTTCAAGCGGCTCACCTTGTGTCAATCTCTTTTTTATAATTCGTATATAGATATTTTTCATTGAATTACTCATCTAAATTACCTCCATATAACTCTGCAATTGCTTCATCCTGTTCAGCCTGTGTTTCTTCCAGATTTTCAATCTGGATCTCCAAGTCTGTTTTAATATGAAGCATTACCTGAATAGTTTCATCTTTGTATAAAGTAGCTGACACAAAGTCTAAATGTTCAAACTGACCATATACCTTCCCGTCATCACCAAATACCTCTAATGATGTAACTTTTTTAAAACTTTCTGCAATACCGGCAATCTCTTCTCCTTCCATTACTAATGAAATATTGTTTTTTCCAGTATTAATTTTTTGACACTTATATGTAGTGTCATTTGCTTTGATAAATTCCATAATATCAAGCCCTTCCTTTCTTTATTTTTATTTAAACCCTTTAAGTTAGGATTTATTTCAGTGTACTAAACACGGGGTTAGCTGATTTAAATAGCAATTTGGCAATAATCGATACCGATAACATCCTTAACATAACCTCTAAGTCTGTTAAAGAGACATATGTTACGGT